CCCGGAGTCTACCTCCTAAACACCGCTAATATAGCGGTGCGAACCTCTCCCTGAGAACAGGGACCGATCTTCCGTTGACACGCGGATCCCACCTCACGGTGGGATCTGGCGTCTCAGTAAAGTACTGGCGTAAACGGTCGATCCCATCAGGCCTCGGAGCATCGAGTTGTGCAACCATGTTGACAACTTTATACTCCCAGCGATAAAGTTGCTTATTGAACCGCTTTTTCAAGTGGTCAATTTGCGTACCCATAAAGCTGAAGAGGCCTTTGATGGCTACACTCCCATCCTCAACCGCGAGCTTAAGACGCAAGCGGTAGGGGATTCTACAAGTAAGGTAATCAGAGACCGCCCACAACCCCTTTTTATAGAAGTTGTTGGATGTCTCGACTATCGTGCTTAGGGAGCTAGGGTGGGCTGGGTCAAAGTCGGACCTGATGTAACAGGGGGTTACGCACTCCCCGTTATACCAGTCAGTCCCGCAAGATTCTCTGAACTTACCAGTCCAGAAACTCTTGCCACTGTTGACTTTGAGGGCTAGTGCGGTCAATGACTGCACTAGTACCTGAGTCGAATCAACAGGGACGATGATATCATCCCCGTAGACCGTAACCTCAGACTGTATAGACTGGACGTTTTCTATCGTGACAGCCAAACCTCTAACCCAAAGGACAGAGGCTACGGCTATGCCGAAGAAAACAAACGACTGTACAGGGAAGGTCAGAGCCGACCCCATCATTGCAAACTTCTTTAGCTTAAGAAGTTCAACTTGCTTCTTATCGATGCAGTTGTACAATGTAGGGGTACGACATGCCATCATCGCCGATAGGATATCCGGTCGTTTCCGGAAACACCTCTCGACAACATAGCATGACAGACGGTCGCTTGCAGAAGAAAGGTCTATAGTAGCAAGACCACCAAATGACGCTATACGCGCCATCTGTTGATTTTGCGTCTGATCGGATATAGCGATGGACGACCCGATATAGGATCGATCAAAGCCTTCGACCAGAAAGTCCTTAATTCCCTGCTGAATCCATTGATTCGCAATAGGCTCCGATGCAATAAGCCTCGGACCTTTATGAGTCTTTGGAACGCAGATAAGCTTCGAGTGCACTTCTCCATCGACAGGTTCGCTCCCATCCAACATAAAATTGGTAGAAGCGTGCATGTCATAAGGAAAAAGAGACTGTAGCTTAGCAGGCCAAGTGGGAAATGAGTACTTTGACCCATTTCGCACACCATCTGAAACGGCTCCAGGTCCATGACGTCCTCTTATCTGACTATGGTCTAGGATCGGAAAAGCGCATCCCAGCATGTCGAAGACACGCTGCAGATGCGCCCCAAAACTAGTACCAAGTTTGGCCACATTCCCACAGGCGCCGTCGACGTCAGCGAGTGCAGTTGCACAAGCAGTTCCATCAGCGAAGCTGTGAGTAGTGTTCCAATCGAGAGCACCAATAGGATCTTCCCAATCAAGGGAAGGCTCCGGAAGGACTCTCTCGACAGAGTAGAGATCAGCGATAGCAGCAAACTTGAAGTGTTCACTGCACTCTCCCTTCAGCTTTTTGAAAAGGTAGCAGAGCTGCCGAATCAGAAAGATGGAAGTAGAGCACGGCTGATCACGAAGAGTACCGTCATACTTGAACACTCTCGATGTCAGCGCCCAGAAAAGTCTGGGTCTAGCATCGTTACCTCGACTAGTCACTAGCTTGTGAAAGCCAGGTATTGACTGACCGAGGAGCGAGCCTGTAGCAAGGGATTGTTCGAAAACTTTCCCGAACTCAGGGAGGTCAATGGTAAAGTACCGTTGACCTCTGTCCAAGACAAGGCGTTCAAGTTGGATTTGATCCCACTCTAACGACTTGCGATTCGCTTCAGGAATCCAACGTACAATGTCCTTGTAAAGGGCCTTGTACGCTCCCAGGAGGAACTCATGCCCTACGGGAACTGTAGTCATGTACTGCAATCTCCTATAGGCTTGAGTTGATCCGTCCTGGTGACGACTCTACTGCATCATAGCAGTGATAACACCGACTTATCGGAAGGCCCTGAAGAAAGCTCAGCTTTCACCGTTCAGGAACTTATCGATATTGGCACTAGTAGCAAAGGCACACAGAGCCAGGACATGGTTCTTGACCAGAGTCAAGTCCATGCCATCCGGATTCTGTATGACCAGCCACGTAGCCAAACGTAGCTGAGGCGTAGTACTAGTCGCGAAGACTGTGTACTCTACCTTAACCACATGTCCCTCTCCCAGTTGTCCGCCGGAAATCTTACCGTCGGAATGCTTGATCGAGAGGACAAGCTCGTCAGTCGAAGTACGGTACCGATAAACGGAACCGTTGTTATCCTGGTTAATACGCGCCAAAGTTTTGGCGATCGAATTAACCGTGAGAGTCTGCGGATCGGTAAGCATGATTTCCTTTCGGGGCGTCTCACGACGCGCCATTCTGGCGTCTCACGACGCGAGTTTGTAGAGGTCATCGCCGCGTTACCGCTAGCGACGCAAGGATGCCAAGTTGCCGATTCGTAAGAAGCGGCAGCGAGGCGGTTACAGAGGTAGCACTTCCAGCAGTCCGTTCCTTTCGTATACGAGTATACGAAGGTAGTGACTTGCTAACAGTACCATTTACATACCTGTATTTGGTATTGTATTCGAAGTGATACATCTGCCACACTGGACCCGGTACAAAGCCACAGATGTTTCTCTTAACGGCGAGGAAGTCCCCGACGTCAGAGAACCAATCTATGAGCCAAGACCAGGGCAGTGCATTCCATATTGTAGAAAGATCAATAGTGAGACCAAGTACCGAGCGAAAAGCTCGTTGCCGGATCTCATTGATAGGCGGTATACCTTCTCGAGGGTCATAACTTGGAACCCAAGAGGAAGTCTGCCACCTCTCTGCAAAACCAGAGTACTGAGCCTGAGCTGTACTCCCGTCACCCGGAAAGGCGACGGTAGTCCAACCAGACTGGTCCAAGGTATTGCGAGCTTTCTCCGTCTTAACCTTCATACCACCTTTCGCGTACAAACGCGACAAGTGGGTAGCCCTCTTATCTACACTTGATTGCAGGTTCATCAAACCTGACAGATCAGATAGCAGTGGTTTCCACCCGAACTGATAGTTCAGGTTTCCGCTTGCTATCTTCTTAATCAAGTTATCCCCAGCTATCTTCAGAAGTGAGGGAGCTTCTCTCAATTCGAAGATAAAGATGGGGACATCAATGATGGGCGCACTCGGATTTCTCCGAGATAACTCACTGTTGATGGAGGGAGTCGCTGGTGAGGTGATGCCGATATGCGTAGGAATAACACAGGGCCAGTTAGCCCATGTCGTACCTGCAGCAGATCCATTCATCACGCCAACAACCGAGGTTATTCTGTCAGTGAGAAAGTAACCACCGACAGTAAACGGATATGGATGACCAGTGGAATTTAACGTCCCCAGATAACCCGAAAGCGCAGACGACGTGGTGCTTGTACTACTAGTAGTACGAGTACCCGACACGAGCACTCGAGTATCTGTGGTCGTTATGGTCATAACCGCCTCACGGCAAGTGGGCTCACAACGATAGCTTACGCCAGGGGCCCCCGAAAGGGGGT